TATGAATAGCAGTCTCATCAGTCTTTAGTGTCTTTACATTCTGCTCTCTATCAAAGTTATAATAGATAGCTCCAGCGTATGTTTCAAATGTTGCTTCATACTCTTGTCTGAATGTCCGTTCATCAAGATCAGACTTAGCGGCTTCAATCTCATCTGGCTCTACTTGTCCGCCTTCAAGTGTTGTAAACTGCCAAGACTTCCAATCCTTATCTTCTTTGCCCTTCATATAAAGGTCATAAGCCCAGTTGCCATAACCTCTAGGCGTTCCACACATAAATACTGAGCCTTTTGTGTCTGATAAGGTTGCTCTCAATACACTAAACCAAGCATCACTCGGTATATCTGCAAATTCGTCTAATACAAGAAAGTTTAATCCAACACCTCTTAATGTATCGGCTGATCTATCTGCACCTCTCAATGATATCTCTGAGTTATTGTGTAGCCTTATCGTTAAATCAGTCTCATTGATGTAATTGACTAAATCATTTTCTATTGCGATCTCTTTGAGCTTTTGCCAGCAAATTTGCTTAGCCTGTCTATATGTTGGTGCTACATACCAGACTTTTTGTTTAGGTTTTTTACAGGCAAAGTTTAATAACTCTCCAATAGCGATAAAAGTCTTGCCAAATCTTCTCCCTGTTATTAATACTCTATTACGAGCTTGGGATTCGATTACTTGTTTCTGAGGAACTGTTAAGGGCATTAATTTTAATTCTTATGTTTACTTTTCTTCCAGCGTAATCACTATTAAATATAAATTCTTTTTCCTCAGATGGTTTTAAACCATTAACTGTTTGATTAAGCCACTGCATAATCTTACTGGTATCATTCACAATTTAAATCCCTTTTTCCAAGCCTGTAAACTCCAATAAGCGGCTGATAAATTCTTTTGTCCTTTGACTCTTTTTAGCACGCCACCCATTCTAGCGTCAAATGATCTTTTTCTAGCTGGAATGTTCTTTTTGATACTCATTTCTTTAGAGCCAAAATTAACCTTCTTTACATTCCCTGTTGCCTTATCTCTTACAAAGACTTTAAACTTCTTAACATCACCACGCATTGGTTTGTTTAATTTAACTTCTCTACCTCTATACTTAGCCATATGTAAAGTTTATAACCTTCTCATTATTTTCATTGATTGTCATATCTTTTTTAGCCCATCTATCTGGGAATCTTCTCTCCAATACCCACGCTTTAGATTGCCAAGATTTATCTTTCATTAGGAAGTCTAAACAATACATTTGACATTCTGATTGAGCCTTTTTTAGAGACTCTAAAAACTCAAGATATTTTTTTTTATCTTCTTCGTTTTTAATTGAAGAAACGTCTTTATTTAGCCAATTATAATAGGTTTGTTCTGATATACCAGCGTATTCGCAAGCATCATTGATAGTTAAACCTTTTGTAATCGCATCTAATAAACGATCTTTTGATTCTGAATATAGTAATGTTTTTCTTCCCATTTTTACCTCTTGTTTGAGTAAACCCTGTTTATACAGTTTAATTTAAGTTGTCTAAAAACCACCTCGTAAAGTCTGGATTGTTTTTAAATATTTCTATTAAGTGAGTAGATATACCATTTACAATATCTTCTTCAGCCTCACTTGGTTTTAAATTTGAAAATTGCCTTAGATACCACACTGAATGTAATATCTCGTGGGTGACTAAATCACAAGCAATACTACCACCTTCTTCAATAATATCTTCATCAAGATATATAATCATTTGTTTAGAATGAAAAGAGCCTTGTTGCTCTCCAATCTCATAGCAAATATGACTGTTAATCTTTATTAGTTTAATACGATAGTGTGATAATCGAATAAACTCTGGTAGCTCTATGCTATTTGATGAACCTTTTGGCATATCGGTTTAATTGTTTCTCCATCTTTTTTAATGGTCTGCGTCTAAACTTTTGTTTAGATGTAGCTGGTTTAATTAACTCTGATAATAATGCACTTGTCGTTATCATACTTCTAATAGTTTTTCTTTCTTGCAAAAATACTCAAATGTTTTCAGCTTATAGCCATTTACATTTTTCATTTCTCTTAATAGTTGTTCAACTAATTCTACCTTGTTTTCTCTTATAAATTGTTGACACTCTGTTTTGCTTTCAAAGGTTTTTAGTAAATAATCTGATTGTTGAGGTTGAGTCATTGACTCATACCAAAGCATCGTAGATAAAACCCATATCACGATTGGTCGACTTTTTCTAGTATAAGCTCAAATCCACCACTTATTGCTGAAGTCGCACTTGCTTTTCCTATTAATTCAATATCTGTTTTTTCTTCAATTTTAACTGGAACTGCATAATTTTTTTCAACAAATCCACCTCTGGTTGTAATAAATGCTTTTGTAGTAAAAACATCACCACTTCCATTAATTTTTTTAGTAATAAATCTTATTTCATTCTCTAAATCTTTTGAGCTTCCAACATCAATCTGCATTAAGTAGGCGTTATATTTTCTTGGTACTGTATAAACACACATCAAAGTTTGTCCATAACCAGCCCTTATCTGTGCAACTGTTGTTGAAGATACAGTTATTGTGATAACTCCAACATTCCCTGTTCCTGTATTAGCACTTACCATAAATGCTCTAAATACTCTTATAAAACTTGTTGATCCAGCAGATCCGCCTATTGTTAAGGTTTCTTCAGCTAAATCATAGTTTGAGTCTAATCCAAATATCTTAACTGTTCCTGTATTATCACTAGCTGTATCGCTTGATGTTGCAGTTGCAGTACCAGCAGATGATGGATAGGTGTATGTGTTATTGCCATCCCAGATAGTCTCAAATGAACTTCCAACAGCAGTATTTAAACCAAATTTATGAACTCCATCAAAATTATTAATTAATCCTTTTTGAACTGATAATCCGAATGGTACGTTATTTGCGTTTTGAAACATTTCTTTTTTTCCTTAAATCTAAATCGTGTTTTCTTGATCCTCTTAAAAAGCTATTTACTCTGCCGAAAGCCCATTGTGACATAGATACTCTCCGTGATCCAGCACTTAAGAAAGCTCCCTGTCCTCTACGATATACTTTAGCAAGTGTGCTATATGTATATTTTTTAGACGCTTTTGCTTTAGCTTTTAATGTTGCTTTTACACTAGCTGATAAAGGTTTTCTTTGTACCATTAAGCTCTAGTCCTTGATTTTAATAATGCTTTTGGAATACGCTTTCCAGCTTTATAAAGATTAGATACTCTTTTAATTAAACTAGCTCGTCTAGTTCTTTTAGCACCCTTCAAGCCAGAAAGGTATTTTTTTGGTAATCCTGTTTTTTTGTCTTTAGGTGGCTTTCTTCGTTTAGCCATTATTTTCTTTTATTTTTTTTCTTTTTCTTTTTTTTCATAGGTGGTCTGCCCACTCTAGATCCGTAAGTTCCTTTTCCCATTGGCATAATAAATTCCCCTTAAAATGGTGTTAAAATGATATGTATACCTACACGAATGGTAGTATAGCAATTTATCTCATAGTCTGACGACAAAGTCAAACATTAAATTGCTTGATCGAAAAATTTTTTTAATTCTTCTGTAGCTTCTCTAAGTCGATCACCAGCGTAACCTTTTTTAAATTGATAAATAGCTGATATTTCTTTTAAATTAAAATCTTCTACGCATACTCTATACATTAGTTGAAATGCAAAATCACCTAACCAAGTATGACTGCGACTGAGTTTATATATAGCATCTATCCGATCTTCAGCCATAGATTGCCAAGCGTGGCCACCGCCAATAGAATTAAAGTTAGCAGTATAACTTCCAATACGACTTTTTTCCCATAATCTGCGAAATCTCAATGCAGTATAATATTGAACAGTATTTAAGACTTTTTTAGATCGCAATATATCTAAGCTTGACTCAGCAACATTAATCATCACGACTTTGCCTTGTCCTTTGGCTTTTTGCTCTTTAGTTCCTATGAACTTAGGCTTTATCTTTCTGCGATCTTCTTTCTTTAAAACTTCCATATCGGAAGTGTACTGTATTTGTTCTAACCAGTCACTTAAATTTTTTCACCAGTCATATAATTAAAGCTAACTTGTTCTTTTCCATTGGTAAAAGTTATCTCATTCCAGCTATGAAATGTCATAATAAAACCACCTGGAACTGTGTTTGGAAATCTCTGACGAAAAAATTGCTCTGGTGTTATCTTCTTTTCTTTTACTATGCTATCTTCATCTAACCAGCGTTCTTGAGATAAAAAGGTTGAAAAATGCGGAATAAACTCTGGACTAGAGGCTTTAGAAACAAGTTGATTATATTTTTCAATCAAGGTGTCAGCGTCTACTTTGTTTTTAATCTTATTATATTTCTGTAAAGCTACCTTTTTACTACCTCTCTTAGCTCTTAATTTAGCCCATATTCTATTAAATTCATCTATATATATTATATCTTTATTTATTATTTTATTATGTTTATTGCCACGAGGTTCGCCATTTGATTTGCCAATACTGTATTGATAATCATCATAATTGACTATTTTTATAGTGTTTGGGAAGTCTGCTGATTTGCCTTCTGATTTGCCGAATGATATGCTGTTAAATTTTACTAATTTATCTAAGTAATGGCGTGTTCTACTTTGAGTCCAACCCCACGCTTCAGCCATATATGATACTGAATGACATAGTTCACCTCGTTTCAATCTTACTGTTTGTGTCCCTATTGTAAAATCTCTTTCTGCAAAACTAGCTTCTAACAATAACCACAACCAAGCACCAACTTCACAATAAGTACGATCTCTTTTTATTAATGCTGGATGAGATAAAATTTTACGACTAATAAGAATAAACCCGTCCATATGTTTTTGCCCTTTCTTCTAAGAGGTGTAGCACCTCTGAATTATTAACTTTTCTACAAGGTGATATTATTACTAGTTCTTTTGCCAAAGTAAAAGGATTAATATTAAATTTTTTATAAAATGTTTGCTCCCCAAGATCAGTCTGCATTTTATGGTATTGGTAGATAAAGGGTAATACAAAGCAATCACTAGGTTTTAATCCTGTACCACCATCTGATAGTATTCTTATATGACAAGCTTGGCTTGGTGTTTGCTCAGATATGTAACAGGGTAATGATCTAATGAAATTTAGGTGTTTTGTTGATCGTATGATTTTTTTCATATTTATTTTCTGACAGGTATGACACTTATGACAGGGGTGTAGTGTCAGAATTGTCTTAAAATAGCGTGGCTAGTATGACGAAAGGGCATAAGTCAGATGTACTAGCCACAAAATCGACCATAAACTCCCATATTTTAACGTCAATATTTTTTTATTTTATTATTTACAATATTAACAAATATCTATAAATTTAAGATATTAAATAAACGAAAGGGACATTATGAAAATTAAATTTAAACACGAACAAAGTTGGTACGGACACAATTTTCAAGTTCAATTAGATGGAAAAAAATTTCCTAAAGAAAAAGGTGCTTGGTATCACCCATTTTCAAATGATGAATTAAAAGCAAAAGCAGAAGCAAAAGTTTGGGCTTTAGCAGAACATAGTGGAAAGTATCTTGGAAGAAATGGTAAAATTTATAATTCAAAACAAGATTATGAAGATTATTATAATACATTAATTTAATAAAAATATTAGGGGTGGCGTAAGCCACCTCTAGAAAGGGCATAATGATTACAAAAGACTTAGAGTTTATTCTGAATGAAGATCAAACTTTAGAAAATGAGTTTCAGCGATGGCTTCGTTGGAATAGACGAGAAAGAGAATCTTATAATTTAAAACCATATTCAGTCAAAGAAGCAAGAATTGTATTTGACGAATTTATAGCGAAAGGGAAACAATGAAAGTATTTTACGATCCAATGGAAGAAATATATCAACATAGAGACTTAGAGAATTTTAAAAAACATCTTAGGTATTTTGAAGCATTAACTAAATTTATACGAGGTCTTAATGAAAAAAAATAAATTGAAAAAAATAGAGGAAGAAATTAAGAAAAAATCATATCATAACATTAATGATCTTGTATATTATTTAGAATTACCTCAATACATTATTAGAGATTGGTCAAAAGAATTTGATATTTTGCCTCATAGTCCCAAAAGCAAAACTAACAAATATTGGAGTGTGAAAGCAATAAGAAAATTTATGTTAGCCAAAAAACTAAAGCAAGAATGTATGATGACTAACGCTGGAATCAGATCATATTTAAATAATAAAAGGAGATATACAATAGTATGGAGAAAGTAAATTGGAAGTATAAGGCTTTCAACTATGACGATAAACAATTCAATAACATTAATCAGATGTTGATTGAACTTGAAGAAAAACTATCTATGAAACAAAAATATATAGTTTTTAATTTAGTAGAAAAACTTTATAATGAAAGGGTAAAGAATGAAAAGGGCAATTCTGATATTGGTATTATTTAGCTTAACAGCTTGTGCGTCAATGCCTGTCGTTGATAGTAGAGGTGGATCTGGTAATATCCCTCACGATGCTGCAAGACAGCACGATGATATTTATACTTGCAAAGCAATAGCTGAAGATAATACCAATGCACTATGGGAAGTTGGTAAGAAGGTTTATAATGTTTCAAGAATACGATTATTAAATCTTACACCAAAAGCACCAGATAATTATAAATTAATAATGGAGAGGTGTCTTGTTGGCAGAGGGCATCAGATCCTTTTGTGGGAGTAAAAATGAGTGATAATATAAAATTAACTAAAGGCAGTATTGGTGAATACCAAGCAATTTTTCAATTATTAAGAGAAGGATATAATGTTTATAAAAATGTAGAGTCCAATGGTCAAATTGACATAATAATTGAAAGTAGAGAAACAAAAAAATTAGTAAGAATAGATATCAAAACTGCAAAAGCTAAATTAAGAAAGAATCAACTTAACTATCCAGATGAAGGTATACTAAAATTAAGAATTGATGAAGATGGTATAATGTGGGTAGAAAATTATATAAAAGATATGATTCATCATCAAGATCATATCAAACATACAAGAAAGTTTAGGTTTAAAGAATCTATGTACAAATTAGGAATGTCTAATGAAAAACCATCTTGGGGGAAATATGAAAACAACAGATAGAATAATCCATTTTATAATAGCGATATGTTTATTGTTTATGGTTTACACTCAATATACTTTTGTGAAATCAAGCTGGTGCGAATATGAAATTGAGAAACTAATGTTTACTGTTGATGACATAGCGGAAGAATTAAATGTTAGGTAGAAAAATATTAGTTTGTAAAGAGTGTGGAGCTATGTGCGATCACGATGAAATTAACTATCAGAATATATGTATCGACTGTGAGAATGTATTCTGTGAATTAGGAGATGAAGATAATGGTGAATCAGAATCACGGATATAGAGAATTAAATATTAAAATGACTAGGGCTGAATATAAAGCATTTATAAAATGGGTATTAGCAGAAGAACTAGATAATTTTGATAAAAATGCTTTAGAGAGAGCTAAAACTAAAATTAAAAAGGGGGAAAACTTATGAACTACTTTACTACATTTGGAAAGTTTGTAATAGCTGTTGTAATTGTTTTAATTATAACTGTCCTATTGGTGGCTTATGTCGTTGCTTAAAAACTTTAAACATTCAGCGTCATCAACTGATAAATTTGTGAAAGTACCTCAGTTGTTTGTTGCCGACAAGATTATGGGTATTAAATCAGGATATGGTGATGCCGCCATCAGGGGAAACGTTTCAGAGCCGCTAGCTTATTATATGATGGCTAAAGATCCAACTAAAGATCAAGCAATAGATTACGCCACTAAGAAATGGAAAAAGCTGGGCGGTCAAAGTGATGATGAGTTGCAGTTTGCTATTCAATGTGGTTTTCAGATTGCAGAAGAATTAGAATCTAGACAACTTAAACGACCAGAGAAATACCAAGAAAGGGTGTTCAATGATGGTAAAGAGTTTGGATTAAAATATGGCATACACGGATTTATGGATTTTAGTTATTTTAAGAATGTACCAATGCCATTGGTAATAGACATTAAAACAACCAAAAGAGTACCAAGTTCTTTAGAAAGTGCTATGCAAATGAATCCATCTCATTTTTTGCAACAGTCACTTTATTGGAAATTAACTGGTCAAAATAGGAAATTTGCTCTACTGTATGTATCAAATAAGAAAACTAATTATCTGGAAATTTCAGAAAATTACTTAGAGGAAGGGTGGAAAATCATTTATCATAATATGAAATTAATCGAAAGGGTTGACGATATGTGTAAGTCAAAAGCTGATTGGTTATTATCATTTCCATATCCAGATTTAAGTAGCTTCTATTTTTCAGATAAGAAGTTTAAAGAACAAATAACAAAGCTATATGAAGGAGTACTAAACAATGGCTAATATACAATGCGAAATAAATAAAATCTTTCCACCTAAAGGTGGTAAGTTTGGAATGTCTTTGAAACCTTTAGAGGATAACGAAGATATTAAATCGTCTAACTCATATAAGGAACAGTATAATAATTTTACCTGTAACTTATTTATTGATAATGATGAAATGCCAGACTGGGCTAAAGAAGGTAATAAAATATCTTTTAGTTATTACGTCAATAAAGGTTGGGTGAATATTGATAACGATAAGAAAGTAAAAGTTCTAAATGATGTTGTTGCCGATATTAAAGAGGCGTTTCCAGACGCAACAGTTGAAACAATAAAAGATGATCTTGATGATGATACTGACTTTAATTATGGAGCTAATGTCAAAGACGATCCGATTCAAGCTAAGATAAATAACTATGCTGATCTTTATGCTAAGATATTTAAGACAATACATACTCACGAATATCTTGCTAAATTAGATACAGGCTTGAAGAAAGACATAGCTACAAGTTTCTTTATCCAACTAAACAGATAAGGAGTTTATGAGAGGTAAGTTTTGACTACCCCTATGCGTTTACTTACCTCTCGCCAGCTATGAATACATTACAAGAATTACAAGAACTAAAACAACAGACTGAAACTCTTAGCAAAGTTGCAAGAGAATCTAAAGTTGGTGTTGATTCATTATTGCGACAGCGTGATCGTTTAAAATCTCGTTTATATCTAAAACACAGATTAACAGCTACTCAAAAAGACGCTGAGATGAAAGCTAAAGCTGATGAGGATTTAGCGGCACTTGATGAAAAGATTGACGAGGCAGAAATAGATTATGGTCGTAAGTGGGCTGAATACGAGGCTCATAAAATCCATATTGAATTATTGCGAACTTATCATTCAACTCAAAGGACTTTGCTTCAGCACGGATTATGATTGAAAAAGAATTAGCAGTCGTATCAGTATTAAATAAAACTAAGTTTGCTCTATATCCCCTGGAATACCAATACTATGATGAATACTCTTATTTTGATTGTAAATCCAAATATGCCATCGTTGAACTAAAACACCGAGACTTTGAGTTAAATAGATATAACGATTACATCTTAGAGAGGGATAAGTATAAAAGGCTAATGAAAGAGGCGTTTGATAACCGCAAAAAGTTTTGGTATATAAACAGCTTTGAGTCTGGTGAGATCATAGGCTGGAATGTGACTAACTTATATCTATTCAATCAAATGCCGCCAATATCGACTTTGATGTGTCCAGCTACAACAGAATTTGATAATAATGAGAAAATAGAGAAAGAAGTCTATTATCTTAAATTAGATTGTGCTGAACATATCGGTAATTTGCCATAATGAATTTAGAAATTTTAGAAGAATTAGATAAAGATACAAAAATAACAAAAATATTTAATAAATATACTTGTGCCTATTGTGGTGAGTCAGCAACAGATAGAGATCACATTATCCCAAGATCAATTTCTAATTTTAATCCAAAAAGTGCATCAACTAATAAATCTAATACCATTCCTTCCTGTAAACAATGTAATGTTTCATTAGGCAATAGATTTATAATTACTATTTCTGAAAGAGCAGAATTTTTAATTAAATTATATAATAAGAAATTTAAGAACTTATTATCTATGCCACATCATACCAAAGAAGATATTAGTGAATTAGAAGGCAGTTTAAAAAAGATGGTTAGATCACAAATGAATAAAAAACAGATCATATTAGATAGATTAAGTAACCTAGAATTGATAGTATTGCTAGAACCCTCAATAAAAGACATTTGGGAAGTTATTGATCGTAAGGGGGAATATGAATGAAAAAACTCGTTTTAAATAGCATTTAAACGCTATAAGAGGCTCAAAATGAGCATATTAAGTTAAATTTGATCTTTGCAGAAGCCTTGAGCATTTTTAGGCGTATTTTAGGGCATTTTTGATAAATAGAACATTAGAGGAACAAAACCTCAGAATAATAAAAAAAAGTGAAAATAATGTTTTATTTGTTTGGATATATTAACAAATGTTGATATAAATAGGTATTAACAAAACGAAAGGGACTACAATGAAAAAATATAAAAACACAAACATAGTTGAATTTACTAAATTTGATAATTTAGACGATGCTCTAAATTTACAAAAACAAATTAAAGGTCATCACGAATACGAGGGCTTTGTTAAAGACAATTATGATTTTGCAAGTAAAGAATATGGTTTTATGGTAACTAACAAAGGCGATATTTTTTATATTTATGACACAAAAAATATAAAAAGTTTTAATCAATCTTTTGGTGAAAAACTTTTAAACAAAGTAAGTAGCACACATTGTTTGCACAATGGAGCTTTTTACTTTTGTGAAATCGAAAATGAATTAAATAAGATTTATTTTTTAGATTGTCCTTTAAAAAGACAAGATGATACTAGAAAAGAATCAGTAAAAAATAATTACATCTTAACAACAGAGAGGGTGGCGTAAGCCACCCCAGAAAGGGTTATATAATGGAAAACTTATTATACTTTGTAATTCTACCACTCTTAGGGGTGGTAGGTTATATGGGCTTAATAGCTTATATCAAAATGTTTAAAGATGAATTTGGTGATCTTTAATTAATCGTTAAGTCGTGGCTCTTGGTTGAGAAATCTCTCGCCAAGAGTTCTCGATCTTCTAATTCAGTACATTCATAGAAACAATCCAATCTAACATCACTAGCGTAAACATTATCTTTATTAGCTTTGATTAGCTTTTCAAGTGTGTGCGTTCTTTCCAATGAAGGGTAAAGATCAATGAGTTCATATTGTGCAACAACTTCTTCTAGGATTGTAATTGTTAAAAGAGATTTAACTAAGGTGAAGATGTTTAAAGGTTGGTGAAGTGTCACCTTTATCTTTTTCATTTTTTCTTAAATATGTCCGCACCTTTTAAACCATATATGCTTGCGACTACTCCAATAAATAACGATTGATACCAGAAAGGCAAATTAGAAAACTTATCAAAAAACATATCTAGCTTTTCTTGTATGTTTGGATCGTCCGAGAATACTGACCATATTAATAATATTACAGGTGCAGATACCAAAATTAAAACGAACTCGTCTTTCCAGCCTTTGTCATTTGATTGTCTTACAGCCGCTTGGTATTCCACCTCGCCATTCGCCATCTTCTGTGCGTGTAATAGTTCAGCGTCAGACATTAAAACTTTTGCTTTTTGTCTATTAGCAAATATTGAAGCACCTGTTTTTAAAACTGTTGGTAATATTGATAACCACATTATAAATTATCTTCTTTCCATTGTTGTACATCAAAGCTAGGACATTCTTTTTGACTTACTTCGTTATGTCCTATGACATTAATATCTGGATAGTCCGCTTGGATCTGTTTGACTAAATCAAGCAAAGCTGTCCATTGTCTATCTGTAAAATTATTTTCTGCTGAATTGTCATCAGCCATTCCACCAATAAGGCAAACACCTATACTATTGTGATTATAACCAGATGCGTGAGCCGCCATATCATCTACTCGTCTACCTAATTCAACTTCACCATTTCTTCTTATCATATAGTGATAGCCTACATCTCTCCAGCCACGATCTAAATGCCATTTACGAATTTCAGTAACCCCAATATCCATTGAGGGTTTAGTAGCCGCACAATGGATAATGAGATAATCTGTTTTTTTTCTAAGTTCCATTAGAATACGATTACAACTCCAATTACAATTAAAGCAACAGCCCATAGTGGAAGTTTCCAATTAGCTATGTCAGTTACTTTCCAAACATAATTCATAAAGTCCATAATGTTTCTCCTATTTTATTTTATAAATGTCAGTTGAGAAATTAGGGATTTTATCTGGTTGATTACCAGCTAATATATCCTCTAAATTTTTTGTTATATAGTTTACAACTTGTCCGATTATACTGTCTTTTGTTAGTGTGTCGGCTATCTCTTTCATCGGACACCCATATTGCATTAATAGAGAAGCCAGCTTGCCAGAAGATCGTAATTCACGATCTAATGTACTTTCATTGGGTTTAATCTTTACCCATATCGCCATCGGCGTAATTCCTGTGGGACTGTAATTATAATCTAATGAAGCCACCACTCGTAAATTGTCTATCGACATACGAATATTAACTGTTTGCATACGATCTGGGACTTTAATTCTTGCCATTACCATTCTTTAACCTTTCGATTTCTAATTGACAATAGTGAATAATCTTTTCCAAGTCTTGTATTCCATTCTTCTGTGGATATCGAACTATGTATTTTATAACTACGCCTTGTAAGTAGTTTAAATTGTTCTCTTGAATAAATTCATAAGGTTGTATCTTATGATCTTTGTAATGTGTTCCACCGACTTGTTTTTTAAATGCACTCATTTGATGAACATTAATAGATTTATATTATTATATCAAACAATTTTACCTATCCAGCGTCCTTTGTTATTTAATACCATTGGGAAAAGAATAGGTTTTGAATTTATAATAGCACCTGTACCTACAATAAATCTTTTTGAAAAATTACGAGCATAAGCAAACGCCAAACTTTTCTGATTGACAAGGCAAGATAACTGCATCGCCCATATTAAAGCATCTGGATTGCTAAAGTATTGTATAGAATAGGTGGAATGATAATGAAATTGAACTACTGATTTTCCGTATTGCATCGCAACTTTTAATACATTGGATGACATTCCGTGAGTTAAAAAACATTGACTACCATCTGATAAATTAATGACTAAATTATCTACCCATTCCCAGCCTTTACCAACTTCTAAAAAATCATTGTAATCTTTTAATAAGCCTTTAGGTATTCCGTGTTTTAAACCTCTACGATAAATTAAAGATGAATGATTGCTATGCAATAGCTTCATTGTAGGGAACATCTTTTCTAATTCTTTAATTTTTCTTTTAGCCTCATATAATTCGTGTCCAGCAGAATATAAATCTGGATCAGAGTCGTGCATCGATATTCCGTGGAAGTCAATTTCATCGCCGCCCCCTATGACACAATCTGGATTTATATGTTTCTTTAATGCTGAAAGAAAGGCAAATGCGTCTGGGTGTTCATATGGTAGGTGCAGATCAGAGATCAAAAGCACCCTTGAAAATTTTTTGGTCAATCAATAACCCTCTATTAAATAACTAATAAATCTATAAATGATTTAACTGTTTCTGCGAATACTATCGTAAACATAAAACACAATAAACCGACTACTTTCCATATTGAAGAAATATGTCTTTCAATTTTTTCAATAGCATTTTGAATATGCGTTAGATGATTGTTCTCAATAGTCTCTATCCGAGCTTCAAGACGGATTAATGTTTCGCTATTCTTCTGACTTTGACTCGGCATCAACTTCTTCCCCTTTTAAGTTGTTTATTTCTCTTAAAAGAGATTGATTGTTAAGTTTAAGATTGGTAATTATTATTTCTTTTTCATTAATAATAGCCACTAAGTCTTGTACTGTTTGTTTCAGTTGATCTTCCATTTTTAGCTCCTAGCTTAATGAGTTAATATCAAAGTCTTTATCAACAGTATCTGCTACTGGTGGATTTTTGTGTACGTTATGTTTTTTGTTAAACATATCGTCCCAATGAGCTTCGTCCATTAGACCAAGTATTTCAGATTTAGAATATCCACTAGGTGCTTTAGATGGTACATCTATCTTTTCAGATTTACTGAATGTATGAGAAAAGTCACCATCAGTATATTTATACTCAACTGACCATTCTGTTACATTACCATCAGCATTTACTTTAGGTTTAGCTGATACCCATTCTTTAGTTACTGCCATTTTATTCTCCTTTTAGAGTGTTTATTTCTTGTTGTAGAGTTGTTACTTGAGCCGACAACTCTTGTACGGCTTTTATTAATACAGGAACAAATTTTCCATAAATTAAACCATAATTTCCATCTTCTGAAATACTTGTTAGAATAGAAGTTTCATCTTCTACTTTATAACCATACTCACGTTCTAAAACTTCAACATCTTGAGCTAATAAACCACCAGATAGTTTTGCTTTTTTATGTGTGCCATCGGGTGTTTTATTTCCATAGTCACTTCTCATATCCCATCTATAAGTTACAGGATTTAATTTGTTTACAAAATCAAGCCCCATAGTTAATGGTTCTATATCGGTTTTATCTCGTTTATCAGAAGTGACTGTCCAGTCTACTTTTATATAAGCATTAGTAATACTGTTATTGCCTAAAACAATTTTATTGCTTCCTGTTACAGTATGGTTAGGTGAATTTGAACCACCCGCCTCATATCCTAAAGATAAAGTATTGGTAGCTGTTGTAAGATCAGTACCAGCTTGATATCCAACAGCAGTATTACTATCACCTGAAGTCAAAGCAGCTAGTGTGTAGTTTCCTAAACCCACATTGTATTCTCCACCAGCTATTGACCCTGTTAAAGAATTTCTACCTATACCCATATTGTGGTTTTCTGTATCGTGACCATCTCCTGCATTTTTACCAATAAATACAGAAGAACTACAAGTTGTTAAAGAAAGACCAGCTTGATAACCAATAGCTATTACTCCATCATCACCAGTTGATAATGCTTTACCAGCTTGATACCCTATTAATACATCTGAATTATGGGTAGTTATTGACGACCCAGCCTCGTAGCCAATAGCTACGTTATAATCTGCTGAAGTCAAAGCATCTAAACTTAAATTACCAATAGCTACATTGAACTCTCCACCAGCTATTGAACCTCCTAAAGCTCCATTACCAATTCCTAGATTGTTACCTTCAGTATCAAATCCATCACCAGCACTTTCACCAATCATAATGTTACCTTGTCCAGTAGTAACAGCAGCACCAGCCAAATAGCCCATAAATGTATTTGAGTCTCCAGTTGTCAATGCCTTACCAGCACCCCAACCATATACTGTATCAAATGCAGCAGTGTCACTAGTGTCCATAATGTCTGAGTCAGACATAAAGATAGAATTGTTTTCTGAAGCAATAGAAATACCAGCAATAGTTGAAGTCGTACCAGCCGCTCCAATACCACCATCTTTAATTAATAAACCATCAATCGTTACACCAGCGGCACTTGTTACTTCTGAAATAAGATCCGTTGTAATTGTTTGGAGATCACTTGTTGCACCAATAGTCAAAATAGATACCCAGTTATCATTGTCCGAATTGCGTAAATATAATTTGTTATCGTCTGAATCATACCACCACTGGTTTGGGTACGTCGTGGCTGGGGCTGAGTTACCAGCGTTATTAGTTGCAACTGCACCTAATGCGTCATTAATATCCGACCTTACCGAAGGGAATGTGGCGTTGGAAATGTTATAATCGTGTTGTGACATTATGTTCTCCTTATAATGTTATTTGTTTTATTTGTAAAGTTATATGGCTCTGCCTTGTCCATTGGCAACATAATCGAATGTTCTATCGACTGTTGATCCACCAGAATTAAAAAATTCAATAGTAAATCCTGTCGCTGATTTACTGGTTATTGTATAAAAATCACCCGTTGCTAAATTTTGTGCGGCAATCGTTAAACTAGGCTCAGCATAAAAAGCTGTGTTAAATGTTACTGCTTTTCCACTTGTTGATGTTGTACTTGCTATATTAGATCCTTTATCAGTTCGATCCATCATATATAATCTCACCTGTGCATTGTTTACCTTAGGTGATTGTGAACTTGAATTTGTTGTCAATAATAATTGAAACTTAGCATATCTAAATTCATAATTACCATCTTGAAATGGTGTAAACGCTGTATAAGTTGAATTATCATCTGAAGTTGAAATAAATAATTTAGCGTCCATATCGGGTGAAGCACCAGCACTATCGAATAAACCTTGAGCAGAATCGAATAACCCAGCAAGCCCGTCAAATGATGACACTCGATCTAATTGATCTACGTTTAAATAAGATGATACTCGACCTTGATATTTAGCTGGCAAAGAAATTTGATTAGCAAATGTATATGTTCCTGTGCTTTCAAATCCATCGACCTCATCAAAGAAACCAACTCTGTCGTCCCATAATCCGCTAACTGAATCAAAAAGCGTAACTTCATCACCAGCAAGAACTAAAGCATCATCTTCTACAACAACTTGAGATTTAGTTCCAGCCCAAGATGTTTCTTCAGTTATTGTAGTCGCTAGGTTTTGACCAGCAAATTCTGTTACAGTTCCTATAACACTTCCAGCAGTTAAACTTTCGTGTCCTAATAAATCAAATGCCTTGATAAAATAAACTCCAGCTTTAGCGGGTACTATAACCGAGTTAGCTGGTGGACTGACCTTATCAACTAAGACAATACTGTTAGGATAACTATCACTAGCATTTGGTGAATACCTAATATGATAATAAGCTAAATCTAAATCAGCAGAAGGATCCCATTTTAAAACTGCAATCTCGTCTTGAAAGTCTATTGAGAAATTAGCAACATTAGCTGGTGGATCACTAAATCCTACAACAAAATGATCTTGAGCCACAAATGCTGATTTATAGCCTAATGCATTTATTGCTCTCGCTTTGACGTTATAAGTTGCTCCACTCTCAACTGGTATTTCTCGAACTGTACTTGATGAAATACCTGCGGATTTATAAATTGAATCGGTACTCTTTTTATAAACCACCTCAAACTTATCTACAAAGAAGTCTGGCGTATTTCTTAATGTAGCAGTCATTATGACGTTTAAATTACCCTCAGTTACATTTACTGCTTCACTTGTAACAGAAGCTATAACTGGTGCATTGACAGTCTTAGGGTCAGGCAAGAATGTTGTTGGTGCAGTTGATTGTTGGATTTTTGTATTATAAGTATAAGCATCAGCAATATATTCAACTGCATTAACAGATACTGTACCTGTTGTAACTAAAGTTAATCCTGTAACTATAAAATTCTTAGAACTAAAACCCATACCTGTATGAGTTATTTGAAATATATCTCCGACTATTAAATTTTGTAATTCTGAAGTTCCTGTAAATGCTATTCTTAATCCAGCACGTGATCGTTTTAAAATTAATTCAGCTAAATCTTCTGCTGTATAATAATCTGTCGTTGCACCTAAATCTATATTTAAATGTAATTCTTCGTTATTGTCAGCTGATAACATAGTTGCGTATTTATAATTAGCGGCAACATTAGTTTCATCGGTAGGTGGATAAATAGCTTCCATTGATTGATAATTATTATCTTTATCGGCAAAGGTTGCTATAATTCTATTATAACGATTGTTTTTACTTTCACCTTCAATTTGAATACCTGAAATAATCATATCTTCAGTTACTGATAAAACACTTGATCCAGTACCCTCTACTTTGACTGTATAAAGACCACCACTGTAAGTAAAAAATGCTCGCATTGGTGTTAAAAGTTTTTTTACATTGTCTAAGATTTTAGTTTTACTACCTAAAATTGTATGTGTTTCAAATAAGTTTTGACTACTTGCACCTGTATATGGTGTAACTTGAGTATTACAAACACCAGCCGCAGTCGTAAACGCAGTCGTGTTTATGTCACTTGCAGATAAACCTTTACCATATCGAGTAGAAGTTAAATAATCATATAAACAATAAGCTGGGTTTGCAGAATAAGCATAACTAGATCCACTTAAATTAGTATTAATTAGTTTGCCTCTTATAACAAAGTTAATCTTGGGTATAGAGTTAAATGCGTCTGAATTATATTTAAACTTAAATACTGCGTGTGATATACCTTTACCATTGTGTGAAGATGTCCAGCCTAATGAACTTAATTCTGACATTCCTGTTAATGTTGTTGCATTTAAACCATCATCAGTACCATTAAAAAAAGCAAAATTAGTTAGATAGTGTGTTGTCTCAACTCCCTCTTCTTCTTCTACGCCAGAATATGCGGGGTGGTCTGTTTCTATAGTTAAATTAGAAGTATTAGTTGGTACTGAGGTACTTGCACTTGCTAAACTAGAAATAGTTTGTGCTGTGCCATAACTTGAATCAGAGCCTGTGTAAGTAGCATATAAAGTATCGTCAATATATAACTCAGTAAATCTAGCAACTTGTCCCTCACACATAGCTATAACTATATATAAGAATTGATTATCAGATGAAGTTGCTAACCAAACTAAATTGCCACCAACTCTACGAGTTCCATAAATTAAAGGTAAAGCATCTTCTGAGGATCTTTTATTAATTAAAATCCCATCATTTGATATACTTGTATCAAATTCAGGCATCTCAGGTTGAAACCAAGAAACTACTTCTTCTACAACATCGCCTACAAAGTCAACAGCTGCATCTACGACATCTTTTACACCATCAATAGCATCATCAATAGCATCTTTTATAAAACCCATTTACACTCCATTAGCAAAAATATTTCCTATTCTTCTAAACCCTAGCTTTTCATACAATTCAGACTTTCTGTCTAAATCTTTTGCATCTAGCGTTCCTACCATACAAGGCATTAATTTTTCATTAGCAATATTATTAAAACCTTTAATCAATAAACTTGCGTTTTGATAACTGCGATGATCTTTATGTATATAAAAAAAAGCATCACCTAAATATTCATTATGAGAAAACCACCATCTTCTTATTTGTCCACCTATACTACCAACTATTTCTTTATCCTTTTTTAATAATAAACATAATTTATTAGCAACAATAGGTTTTATAAATCGTGCCATTAAATATTTATCATAAGGCGGATATATAGTGTCCGCTTCTTCGTGCATATTAATAAGCAATTTAATTAATAAGGTAATATCACTATCAGTAGCGTATATAACATTATACATTATTGCTGATCGTTAGTTTTACCCCATTCAATGTCACTAATAAGAGCAGTAGTAAATTCAAAGAACTTATCGCCATTAAATAATATTTGATGTGAATTATCATTTGTTCTTCTACCTTTTTTCATTTCAAAATTAGACCAGTGATTAGCAATTTTAATTGTTAATTTACTACTCGTTGTAGTTTCATTAACTGAATAGCCTGATATATAACCAACAAAATAAGTATAAGGATTAGTAACCAATGCACCAGCATCTGTTAAATAAGCACGATAAATAGTTACAGGCTGATGAATATGATTGTTATTTAAAAATAAACTTAAAAATGCTTGATTAACTGCTGTGATAGTAAAATCAACTTCAGATGTATTTAAGGTACTGCTTTCATTTATACTTGGTACACCTAACACATCTCCATTAGCTGTATAAGTGTTGCTATCATATTCAATATCAAAATAACCAGTAGTACGATAATAAGTAGTTCCGCCAATGCTAAACTTTATTAAATGTATCTGATCTAAATGATCTGTAGCTAGTTCAGTTTGTAAAGTTGAATGTAAACCTCTGGTCATAATACTTCAATTAAATCCATTTCAAATCTATAAAAAGCATCTCTAGCTAATTGTATTTCTTGAATATCATTTTTCATAGCAACTGTAAATGGAACACTATCATAAGTAACTGCTTCATTATCAGCTAGTGCAGTTGTTAATGGTGGCTCTATTGTTACTGTTGCCGCATTACTTGATGACGTTACATCAGATATGACCATATAAACTTTATCGTGTGAAGCGAACTTAATATAATCACCAGCTTTAAATCGACCAGCACCATCACCAGCAAATCCATCCATAGCAATAGTAGTATCAGCAACAGCGTGTACTCCGTTTACCAATACTGATCCTGTTTCTGTTCCAAGTGAATCATCAAATATTGGTGGTGTGTAAGTAAATGCTTCTTTACGACCTCTTTGTGCTGTTATAAACGCAAAAATAGGTGCAAAACTTGCTCTAGTCATTGGTGGGAAAACTACTCTTAATCCCCAGCGTTGGTTTTGTAATTGTCTTGCTTGTCTACGACCACTAATAGATGTTGAAACTAATGTTGTTTGATTGTTTGAAATAACAACACTTGAAGCAATCGGACTTGTAGGAAATGCACCACTCATACTAGAGCCGCCTTACCTTTAACATTTAAAGCTGAATTAACCATATTTATAATTTGTCCTCTTCTGCTGTCTAATAAACTTGCAAAGCCTGTAGCATCTACAGTGTTAATATTGAATGTAACATTAGTTGATCCACCTAAGGCATCGTTAGGAACTATTGTTCCTGCTTGATCAGGGACAAATACTTCAGCACCTCTTTCACCAACAATAGATGGTCTACCTACAGGTGGTCTACCACCATCTGCAAAGAAACCACCTAAAAATCCGCCTACTGCCGCACCAATACCGCCAGGTAATATAGCATTGCCAATAGCTGTTCCTATAGTTGAACCAAATCCATCACCACCACCGCCTCTACTTAACTGGTTTTGATAAGCTAATGATTTATTAGTTTCTTTAACACTAGCATTGAAAGCAAATTGGGAAGCTGTTGCTAAGCCTAATCCCGCTGATAATCTTATAAATCCACTAGCCGCTTTTTCTGTTGTACCAAATATTTCTTCTAATTTCTTTTCTAATGCATCTAAAGCTGATTTTAAGAAAGTTACATAAACTATAGTTTTTATTATTTCTGCAATAACAAAGACTAAGATATCTTGTGCTAATACTTTCAATGTTTCTCCAAAACTTTTACCTTTTACAATAGCTTCAGCTACACCAGTTGAAAATTTATCTAGTGCTTTTTCAGCACCATCTAAGCCTTTAATTAATTTTTCACCTAATTGCTCTCTTAATGATTTAACTTCTTCGGTACCAACTGCATAAACTGAGTTCATTCGAGCTTGTTCTCTTATCGTTGCTCTTATTTCATCTTTATATGCTTTTTCAGTTTTAATTAAATCAGCTAATTGTTCTTCAAGTTTTTCTATTTGTTCTAGTTGTTTTTTGCCTATATTTTTATGAGCTTTCTCTATAGTACTTAACTTACTATATTCATCTCGTAGTCTTGCAATTTCTGTTTCTAAACCCTTAGTTGTGTGCAGTTGTTTTTTGTTAGCGTCAGATAAATCATCAATGTTACCTTTGAATTTTTGTAATTGCGTATTAAGAAAAGCAAATGAAGCGGCAAATCCAGCAATACCAGCAAATATAATATTAGCTTTAGTTGCGGCATTAAAACCTCGCATAGCAATAGACATTACACCTATTGATTTTGCAATATTCATAAATACTGTAGTAACTTTTAAAGCAACAATACCAGCAAATCCTGCTAATAATAAATTAACATTATCTTTTAAGAAAACTATACCATTAGATAATTTTACAACTGCTGTTGCAAGTAAGCTACCTATAGTATTGGCAACTGATTCTAAAACCTTAGCATTAGATTCAAAAAATTTATTAAGATCACCTACTGCGTTTTTTAAAGCTGTAAAAAATCTCTGGTTAATATCTGTTTTAAACTTGAATAGTTTATCACCAAGCATTGAAACAGTACCCTCAAAGGTATTTGCTAAATCATTAGTAGCTTGTGCAAATCTACCATTACCACTAAAGGCACTTTCAAATGCTTTTACAGTATCTTCAATAGATACTTTTGCACCTTGCTGAAAACCTAATAAATTTCTTACACCTTTTTCTCTAAATATATCTGCGGCCGCAATACCACCACTAAATGCTCTTTGAATCTGACTAGCAGTAGTTTGAAAGTCTAATCCTGTAACTGCCGCAACATTACCTGTAATTTCTAATATACGAGATAAATCATCAGCGTCTTTTGCTACAACTGCAAGATTACCAGAAGCCATAGATATTTCTTCTAAACTAAATGGAACTTTACTTGCAAATTTAGCTAAATTATCAAATGCTTTATTTCCCTCTTCTACAGTGCCAAATAAAAACTTAAATCTAACTTTTAAACTCTCAACTTCTTTACCTGTTTGAACTAAACTTCTAACAACTAATCCAGCACCTAAACCTAAAAACGCATTTCTTAAATTAAAAACTGAACTTTTTAATCCATCTAAACTTTTGCGAGATTGTGCAATAGCCGCTTTAGTCTTATCTCTAGCTATAATATCTATTTTAACTTGTTTAGTCATTTATCTCCTACGAATATTTGCTTGATTTCTTTGTTTGTTCATTTCGATTCTTTCCTTCTTAGCTTTATCATCTAAGTAAGCAATCCACATTAAATATTCTTCATAAGTCATTTTTAAGACTTCAAAGACTGGAATTTTTAAATAATCTGCTAGATCGAAATATGATAATAATTCTTTATCGTTAGCTATTTTTTTTTAGCTTCGTCATATGACGGCATTGTCATACAATCCCCAGCAACTCTGGCTACGACATCGGGGTCTGCTTTTTTCATTAAAGCAAATTTATCTTCAAGAGTAAAATGTTGTTTACCCTCGCTGTCTTTTGCTAACCATATAAGGGCATATGCTAGAGCTTCAACTTCATCTATTTTAGTTTTATCTAAAATTTTCTTTTTCTGCTCTAAAGTAATTGGTTCAACAAATATTTCTAAATTATTCCACTCAGGAACAATTATTTTTCGAGTTTGATGTTGATTAAAATGTTCTTTTACAAAATCAATAGACTTAGACATATACCCTCATATTAGTTATTTTAACTTAATTGTCAAATTATACTGTAGTTCTAGTAATTCCACCAGTTCCTTGAACAGATATAGATAATCTAATTAGATCATCCATCGTTACTGATACTGAGTTTCCAGTTACAATAGCATTTCCTGTGTAGTAATAATCACCAGCTTCTGCACCTTCTGGGTGTAGATGTAGGCTTACTGATTGACCTTCATTCAAAGCTATCTGTCCGCTTGTATCTGTTTCATCCCAAGCACATTCAATAGTCGCTGTAAATGAAACTCGACTAGCTTCAAATGATTTTGCTGAATCAGATAATTGTGTTGACTCGATGACATCGGCTACGGTTTCAAGAGTGAAAGCCGTGACCTCGGCTATCGTGTTTCCACCTACTTTAACTAGTCCAGCTGATCCTGTATGTACTGCCATTATTCTTCTCCTTCTTCTGTATTAAAAGATTTTGGTTGTTTAGTTTTTTTGGGTTTTGAAGATCCATCTGACCAGCCTTGCTTGACCATATGTTCTACTTGGTGATCCCAAACCTCAATAGTGTCTCCATTTTTATTTTGAAGTTTTTTTCTTTTTGCCATAAGTTCTCCCTGTTGGCTTCTTAGCTTCTGGGTTGTTATGTTTATGTGTCCACCCATCTGCTAGAAATTTATTAGGATTGTCTGTTAAAACAGTAATCCCATTTTTAATTAAATAAACTTTATCACTCATATTATGGTGTTCCTTGCGTAAAGTTATAGAAGCATCTTATAGTGATGATAGCACCACCATAAGGAAATATACTTCCCTCGTCTGTTTCAACAGCAACTAATTGTGTGTCCAATGCGTTGCCATTTCTGGTTCTGTCGCTATCCAATGCAGTCTCAACTGTTGTAACTAACTCATTACGTTTAGTATCTATATTTACTGTACTTGAACTTACATTGGTAACAAAACCAAATATTCTAAAATCTATTGTCCCAGTTCGAGTAATATTACTATTCTTGATTGTAATATCTTCCCTAGTCTCATCAGCGGTCTGTACATAGACTGCTGGGAACTGTTGTTGGGACAACTCATCTATTTCAAAAGGCTCTCTCGTTACTTTTCCGAATGTAATCGGACTGCTAACCGCAGATAAGGTTGTAACTATGTGAGCCGCAATATCTTCTCTTTCACTCATATTCTTAATTCTTTTTCAAATGTTTCAGTAAATATTTTTACTGCTTTAGCTTCTTCTTTAGTGCTAACAGAAAAGAACTCTCTTTTTATGTCAGCTTTACCAACTCCGTGAGTATCATTATAAAATGCTTTTAAATTTTGTGTTCTATTGGGAAAGAATATCTGGCCTTTAGTTTGTGATATTTTTTTATATGTCATATTGCTAAACATCTGACCACTGTAAAATAAGTTAGGTGTTTGTGTTCTTCCCTCTTTAGCTCTTTTTTTAGCATAACTAGCTGAGTATGGTCTAAACTTTCTACCTTTAAAATCTTGTCCTTTGCGAGTACGATCTTTTATAGCATTTTGAATAAATGCACCAGCCTTTGCCATACCACGACTAGTAGCTGAAGGTATCCTTCTTTTAATATGATCTAAAGCACCTTTAACCGCAGATACTTCTATTTGCATATTAAGTGTTACCATTATCTAACCAATCTTAATGAATGTACTGCTTCTTTTTCAGAATTCGTTACAGTACCATCATCATCAACATCATATTCAACACCATCTCTTAAAATATCACTAAATTCATCTTCGTATGCTGTTCTATAATAACTTCCCATTTGTTGGAAACGATCTTCATCACCAGTAGCGTTAAACTTTGTCAATGAAGGACAAACATAATATCCTAAACATCTATAAACTGTTGCTCTTGTCCATTGTGAATCAGTTAATAGAGTTAAATCTATTTCTACTGATCCTATATATGATCTGTCTCTAACTTTATTAGCTTGATAAACTGACCACCATTTGTTCCTAATATCTCTTTGTACATCTGCTATTGCTTGCGTTACATAAGTATCAAGCTGTGCTGTACTAAGCCCCATATCCCCTATATCTGGCTGATATGTAATTAAATCTGTGCGTGCCGCAAATGCCATAATAAAATTCCTTGTAAATAATTAGGGGGGGAGAAATATCCCCCCCTTTTAACGTTAATCTTATAAAAGATTATTGGATTGAAGAATCAAAATGTAATTCAACTCCATAAGAATCAAACAATTCGCCTACGCCATAAACAGCAGTAGCAACGATCTCGTCTGCTCTTAGAGAAGCATCTCTTTGTACTTCAATTTTGATGTCTTGCATCATAGCTAGAGCAAGTGCATCTTTGTGGAATATTCCACCTTTATAGTCACCAGCAGTACCAGTATTAGCCATATTTGAAGTTTCAAATATTTTAACACCAGCAATCTGACCTACAAAGCCTTCTCTTAGAGCTTCGTTAGCAAGATCATTTGCATTAGCATTAGCAAATGTATTTGTTAAGTTAGCTTTTAGATCATAAGCAATTTTAGGATGTAAAACTGCAACAGTTTCGCTGATCGGTAAACCTTCTGCTCTTAGAGTAGAAGCCGCATTGAAAATGCTTGCCGCAGTAATTGCACCAGTTCCATCACCTAGAGTTACTGAGAAACCATCAAATAGAGCAATTAAGTCTTGATCCATTTTCTTTGCAATAGCTTCACCAAATAATCTTCCGATGTCAGCCGCTACGTTTCTTCCAGCAGAGTTTCTTGCTAGGTCGGTTAAAGTCGTCATTACACCAACTTCACTCGCAGTAATTGTTACTGAAGTTGGATCAACAGCAGTATTTGACAGGTCAGTTGCTTCTGCTACTGCCGCTGCCGCTATTGCTGGGTATTTTGGTACTTCAACTGCTTTATGCCCAGATGGGATAGAGTAGTTTTTGACCAAGTTTTTCATAATGCTTTGTTCCTGGATTGTGAACATAGCTTCTGCAACCATCTCAGTATATAATTCCGAGAGGGTTGAGCTTGTTGTTTCATTAGCCATTATTTATCTCCTAATTAATGATTGTTGGCTGAGACATTCGTTTTTTTCGTATCTCAGCATATTTTTTTCTATCTTCTGGATTATTCATATCCAGTTCCGCCAAGTTTAAAGGTTTAGGCGTATCACCACCGATACTTCCTTTGCTTCCAGCACCACTAGGGTTAGCTGTTCTGAAGTGAGGATTGTCGTCTAAAAACTGTTCGACATATTTGTTAATAGTAAGAAGCTCGCCTTTATCGTCATACATTGGTGCATTATTTTCACCTATGATTTCTGGCTTGCCATCTTCACCGAGTTTAACTTTATCTTTTAATAAATTGACAACTTGATCTGGCTTAATTGCTGAATATTCGCTTGCCGCTTTAATCAATGCGTCATCTATTCTTGTTTTAGTAAGTTCGTTTTTCATCTGTTCAAGTTCTGCGTCTTTCTTGGTTACAGTTTCTTTTAAGATTTTATCAAACTCACCTCTTTGTTTTTGTGCTTCTAGTTCTTTTTGTTCTTTTTCTTCTAGAAGTCTTTTTGCTTCATCTGGATCTATTCCAGCATATTTCTTTTCGTATTTAGCTCTTTCTCTTGCTAATCGTTTCTCAAGTATTTTATCCAACTCACTTTGAGGGATCATTGGTTCTTGTTGTTCTACGATTTCTTCCTGTTTTGTTTCTAGAGATTCAGTATTCTCAATCTCCGTTTTTTGCTCGTCAGCCATAGTAGTTCTCCTATATTATTAAATCGCCTTGTTCATTATACCAACTTGGATCAGTCGGTTGTAGATGGTGTCGGCAATTATATCCACCTCTACTTGTAAATGGATCGGTTGTTGATTTACCTTTCCAAATCTCAGATGACCACTTATCTCTAAGTTCATCTTCTGAAAATATTTTACCTCTATTCGTTATACAAAATGGTCTACTATCCCCAATTATATCTCCGTAATAAAGATAATGCGTCAGTCCAGCTTCTTCTGCTTTTGCTTTCGTAAACTGTCCATCAAATTCCATTAAACTGTCGTGTGCTAATTGTTTAGCATATCTTCTCATATTATTTCCAACACGATCTGCACCATAAAAGGTGTGTAATCTTTCTATCGCCTTTGCCTTTGCTGTCTCATCTGTTGTTGTAGCAACAAACTCAACTAATTCATTTATCTCATCAACATCAGCTTTGATATAAACTCCGTTTATTCTTTGTTGAAGTGACTTAACCATATCATTAATAGGTTTTCCACTTATTGTCGAGGAATAAACATTATCAGCCAAAGCGTTTACTGTTTCCGTTCCAATGTTTGTAAAGCCTGTGAACTTTACTCTTTTAAGGTTTGTTATTGTTTCAATATCAACTTCAGTAAGAGTTTTAAATCTTTCTGGTATTGGTAGTACCTTCATATTCTCTACGATCTGTTTTGCAACTTTATCGTATTCTCTAACAGTACCATCAGCCCATAGAGTGTAGTGTTCATCAATGGCTTGTCTTAGTTTTGGTCTAATCTCAACAGCTAATCGTGCTTCAAACAACTTACCTTGTCTAGTTGGTAGTTCGTTTGCTATTTGAACAACATCTCTTTCTAGGTTTTCAAGAGCTATATTTAATCTATTCGTGTGTCTAAGTTCTATATCATCTACAAGGTTTTCTCTCAACTGTGCTAAATCTTCTATCTTATCAGCCATTATCTTCTCTTGCCTTGTCCTCTGTATTTTTTATATGATCTTCTTTTAGATTTATTCATAGTGGACTTTATAGGGTTTCTACCTTGTGAAGTTCCCTTCTCAGTCTTTATGTGGCTCGTGTAATTCTTTATCTTCCGCATTTCTTTTCCAAAATTCGTCTAATGCGTTATGTTCGCAGTTAGAACATTTACATATAGCACATTGTCCATTGTTTCCACAATGACACTCGTGTTCGCAGTTTTTACATTGCATAGCTCCCCCTATTCAACGATTTTAATAATACGCTTTCTTCCCATATCTACTTCAGTCTCAGCTTCAACGATATCGCAACTCATAGTCACTCCATCTTGATTTTCTCCAATAGATCGTATAGCTACACGCTTATCCATAAGGCATTGACCAATATCCTCTTTGAATGAGTGTTCAACGAGTTTATTATTAAGCATAAGACATAGAGCAACAACTGTTTCTATCATTAGTGAGTTCCATTTCCTCTTAACTTATCTACTAATGTTTCTAAATCTATTATACGTTCTTCTAAGAACTGTACTTGTAAATCTAATGCAGTAATACGAGGAAGTTCATCTTCAACGTTGTCTTTAATCTTTTCTTGATTACTTGATAAAAACTCCAACAACATAAACTGTTCCTGGTCAATAGGCTTTTGAGTAGATGCTTCAAGTAAATCTTGATTCATTAACTGCAATTCAGTCTCTATAATGTTTAATCTTTCAATAACACCAAATCCAAACCAAGCACCAGAAACAGCAAAAAATAATATCATAGCCATATTACGAATAGGCATAGATAGAGTAGTATCCTCCGATATTTTCATTATTCTTCTTCTGCTACTTCAGCTTGCGTTTGTGCTGTTTCAAATACTCCCACTTCTGACTGTGCTGTGATCTCGTCATTGATCGTTTTAATAATATCATCATCATCAACAACTGCTTTTGCAATTTGTTTATCAATCTCTTTTTGGAATGTGCTTGATCTAACACCACTAGCTTTTGCAAGTTGTAGATATTGTAGATCAGAAGCATAATCTCTAAGATTAAATGTATCTGGGTAAAAAATCTCACCATCAAATACCTTATTCTGCCACATTCCCCAGATAGTCCATATTTGTTCTTCAGCGTTCTCTAATAAGTCAGCTTTCTCAGATAATGCACTATTTAAGTTTTCAAATTCTGTCTGTAAAGCAATACCAGATTGAACTTGAGTTTTAGTGTGTCTAACACCAGACATATGTGTAGCTCTATCAATCATCTCTACTTTTTGCTCAATAGATGCTCTAATCTCAGACAAGTTAGCACCAGATGGCTGTAATAAATAAGGTTTCAATCCTGTATCTAAATCATCTGGCATTGAGATAACAGATCCAGCTCCAGCACTCGCCTCAACACCTTGCGTTTTAACTAGGCTTGGGTGGTTCGATAATCTTATCAACTGTTCCATTTCAGAAAGTTCGTTGTAGATAGAGCGTTGCAATAATGCAACATCTGTCAAATCAGATATACCAATACCCTTTTTAGGTGATCTTTTGTTATACAAACAAACTGCTGGGATCATTCCCAATGCATTAGGTTTAGTATCTACTACTTTAGGATCTCCACTTTCACTATCCATAAAGACATAGTTAATTTCTTCTGGTGTCCATATTCTAAAATATGTTCCGTCTTTTGTAACTTCTTCTCTTACCTTAATATAATCTAAATAATATTTACCAGACTTAGCTCTTGAATAATG